AGGATTTGGATGTCATCATTCTCAATGTTCGTGGTTCAGGACCGTTCATGTATCAACTCGGTATAGGTCCTATCAACGAAGAAAAAGCAAAATCATTGGGCAACCGTGCAGTGCAACACGATAACAAGTGGTTCATGGATGTCGGCACATTGTCAAGAGAACGCAAACCGTATGTCAAAGGCGACTATGTGCGTGTGTCAGTATCAAGCATCACCGACAAAGAGCGTGAAGGCGAAGAAGTGTTTGAGATTCAACCCATCAAAATCATTGGTGAATCGCAAACACCCGCCACAGATAGCGCTGAAACACTACGCATTTTGACAAAAGGATACGCACCACTGATATTCCCACACGATGTCATTGTCAAAGAATCCACAATTGAAGTCCACATACCGCATATTGAAGACGCAGTCATTTACAAAACCCACAAGTGGGGTGAGCATTGGATGATTGACAAACCGATGAGTGTGGTGAACGATTTGTCCGACAGCGATTATGCAGTGCATATGGCTGAAAGTCTGCGACCATTTTGGCAACCGATTGCAGGGATGACGCTCAACAATCTGCTCAAATTGGATTATGACCCACGGGACACCAACGAAAAAGGCAAGGGCGAAAAGGAAGAGGAAGAGGAAGACATGGTGCATGAAGTGGCATATGAAATCCGCAAGCCCAAAAAGATGGGCAAAGACCACATTCTCAAACCCGAAACCACGAAAATGATGACCAAAGCATTGGCACTGATTGACACATATCTCGCCAAAGAAGCGTCAACATGGACGGGCGCACGAGGTCTTGGCATTGGATTGGGGACACCCGATAGCGCACCACGAGGTCCTACCGAATTGACAAGTGATTCCAACACATTGGATTATGACATGCGTGAACGGGACGAAGACGATGACGACAAGCCGAAGAAAAAACGGGCGAAGGGCGAAGTCCAACCAAAAGAAGAACTGATTGAAACTGATGAAGGTGAAACGGGGCAAATTCGCATCACCGAAGACGAGGCAACCCTTGAAATTGACCTCAACCCTGATATGCAGTGAAACCGTTTGTTTTATACCGTATGACAATACCTTCGGTTGATTGACGGACATGGTTATGCATGCTTTGAAGAATGCTTCGCACCACCCTCAAGGTGCAGTATTGCTCAAAGCACAGCAGATTGATGACCTTGTCATTGCGGGATACGCATCCGTTGAGATGGTTGACAAGCAGGGCGACATGATTACCACGGGTGCTTTGAACAAAGCATTCCGCAAATTCATGGCTGAACCGTCATACACCAATGTGCAGTTGGCACACTCCAACATCCAAGTCGGGAATGTTATCCCGTCTTACACTGATTCAAATGGTCGTGTGTGGAAGTCCGAAGTGGACGACACAGGACTGTTTGTTGTTATCAAACTCCGCAACGATATTGAGAAAGCCCGTGAAGTGGCTTCCGAGATTCGTAAAGGCAACCTCCGTGCCTTTTCTATCGGTGGGCAGGCTTTCAAGCGTGTCAACAAATCCGATGGCATGAGAGGTTCATACCGTGAAATCCAAGACATGGAACTTCACGAAGTTACTATATGCGAGAAAGGCATAAACACCGAGTCCACATTCAGGATATTGAAGGAGGATAAAACAATGGCAGACGAACAAGTAGTTGAGCAATTGCATAATGTGCTGGATAGATTGTCCAAGCGTTTGGAAGAAGATGACGGGAAGGACAAGAAAATGCCACCATTCATGCAAGACAAGAAGAAAGAAAAGAAGGACGACGATGAAGGCAAAGAGTCCATGTACAACGCTGATGACAATCAGGAACATGGATATGCAAAGGGCGAAGAATTCGCTGATGCAATCTCTTTGGACTATCTGAACTGGATGGAAGACACCTTGAAGAGCGCAGGGATTGATGTGGCAAACGCCCGCAATCACTTTGACGCTGTTGAAAAGGGATACTCCCCTGGTGAAGATGGTGCTTCCCACCGTGGGCAACCACCGTTGGGCATCGTTGGTGAAGGAACGACCTCCCCGAAGGCAAACTTCGGAAGCGGTGGTCGTGGCAACAAATTCGCCATTCGTGCTTCTCAAGACGCATGGAATCCACCAAAGGGCAACCAATTTGTGCTGAAGGAAAATGTCAGCCAATCCCAATTGGAAGAAGCATACGAAGTCTTCAAGGCTGCTGCTATGGAACAGAATTTCAAATCCGAACTGAACCAAGTGTTCACCGAGCGATTGGAAAACGAACTCATGGCAAAGGCACAACACGAGGCTGCTACGGCTTACGATGCCCGTGCGCCTGTTGACCGTCTTGAAAAGGCTGTGTTGGAACTTGCTTCTCGCATTGACGGCATCTCATCCAATGGTGGTGCAGTCGGTGGCGAAATCCGCAAATCCGCACCATCAATTGAAATTCCCACAACCGAGCAACTTGCAAACATCAGTTGGGACGAAGTCCACACGCTTGCAGGCAAGGCTCTTACGGGGGGTGAACTTTGATGGCAAGGAATTATGTACGAACAATCCAAGACATGGAGCGATACTACTACGGTGCAGGAAATGTTAGCGGCTACTCATACAGTGGCTCGGACATCCTGAAAGCCGATGCACCGCTTCTTAGCACAACCGCAGGAACTTACCAAGCAATCTATGGACGAAAGGTTTGGTCGCAATTGAACCAAGAATTCAATGCGTTCTCCATTCTTCCAAAGAAGCCGTGGGAGAAGTCGGGATGGCGTATCATCACGGGCAAGCCTTCCTTCGTGAAGGGTGGCGGTGTTGCTGAAAATGCAACCCTGCCCGAAACCACCAAGCCGACCTTCCTGCATGTAGCAGCCAAGCCAAAGACCATCGCTCACACCTTTGACATGAGCGAAGTCGCAATCTTCCTTGCTGACAAGGACGATGGTTTGGGCGACATCCGCCAAGTGCTGAAGGAAGAGATGGGCAAGCACCACGCTGACCATGTCAACCAAATGCTCACGGAAGATGTTGAAACCCCTGCGGGCAACGACTTTGAATCTCTTGACCGTTTGACCACCGACCCTGACACCATCAACAACGCAAATGGATATGTCAGCGCAAACACGGACAACGACATGTATTCCATCACCCGTGATGGGTCTGCCGATTTCCACAGTGCTGAAGTCAGTGCATCGGGAACGAGCGGTACGAACCGTGTCCTTTCGCTTGACCACCTTGACGACATCTTCCAACAGGTTTGGAAGCGTGGTGGTAATCCAAAGGTCATGTTCACGGGATACGACACGCTCATGCGTGTGCAACAACTCCTGCAAAGCCAACAGCGTTTCATGGAAACGAAGCGAGTTACTCCTTCGTTCAATGGCGTGAAGGGTGTTCCAGGTATTGAAGCAGGTTTCATCGTGGCTACCTACAACGGTGTCCCAATCATCCCATCCAAAGATGTGAAGACTGACGGCATCAGCAGAATTTACTACCTTGACACGGATTACCTCTGGTTCCAAACGGCAATTCCAACCCAATACTTTGAGAGTGGCATTGAATCTGGCGACCCATTCGCTATCAACCGCCTCGGTCAAGAAGGGCTTTACCGTACGATGGGCGAACTGTGGTGTTCCTTCTTTGGCGCACAAGGAAGCATTCGGGATTTGGAGTGAATAAGGAGGAATAAGAATGGCAATTACTTACACGAAAGGCGCAGGATTGAACACTTGGACTGAAACGCTCGCATTGGATTTGTATGCGGGTTCACCCGACAATGAGGTGTGGCAAGGAACTGATTACCCAGGCGGTCTTGGTGGTTTCCAACCACGACAGACTGACGGTGCGGGTGTTGGCGGATTGAAATTGGTGTGTGGCTCTGCAGTCATCGCTGATTACAAGGCTGCTGCTATCACCCTCAAGGTATCTGGCGATGCAACCCACATTGTATCTGTTATGCTTGGAAGCGCAGGAACGGCTGACCACACCACAAGCGGTTTGGGAAGCGGTGTCCGTGGTGCGCTATCATCCACAGTTACTGCGGGTCTGAACGACACATTGACCTTGACCTTCCCAGGTGGCGTTTCTGACAACGCAACCGCTGAAGTGCAGATTTGGCTCATCGTTGCTTGAGGTGAATAACCTTGCCAACGGTCAAATATGTGGGGCGAGAGCCTACACGAAGCACAGGTCTGGGGATGTTAATCCGCAACCAACCACTTGAGGTATCTCAAGCGGATTTGGATTTGTGGCGACACCGACTTCCATTCTGTGAAATCACGGGCGATGCAAACGCATCAAAGAAAGCCGTGGTGGAAGAAAAGACCGTGGACGAAGGCGATGATGGAATCCCCGACAAAGGGTGGACTCGTGCCGACATCGTATCATGGTTGAAGGACAAAGGTGTTCAAACCCGTGCAGGATTGACGAAGGCTCAATTACTGACAAAGGTTGAGGAACAATTAAACCCTACCGACGAATCAGACGAAGCAACAGGAAGTGATGAATGATGGCATTTACAAGTACGATTGATAGCCGACCAAAAGTTATGGGACCTCTAGTTCTATACACGGGAACATTCACCAATGACGGTGGCAGTACTGGTGGCGATGTTGACCTTGCATCTGTTTGTAGCAAGGTTTTCGCGGCTGGTGCTAACGGAAACGCTGCTGGCGCAACCGACACCGAGATTGATGGAACGAATGTGAACAAATTGACTCTGGTCACTGCGGCTAACCTAAGCGGAACTTGGTGGGCATTGGCACAGCGATGAGGTGAATCCTCATGGCTTTCGTCTTTACCATCCGAGTACCCGTGGCAGGTGTGTACAAATCGGGAATCCGTATCAACAACGGTGGTGGCTACGCAAGTGGCACATCCACCGCTATGACGGTTGACGATGAATACGCAACCGCTGGTGATGCTCGTGATGTCTTCTTTGTCGGGCAAACCGTATATGCAAAGGACGCTTCATCTCCATCCACCGCCAAAAGGGTGTTGGGTGTAGTCACTGCAGTAACTGCTACAACGGTTCGTATCGGTGGTGGAACGGCATTCGCTGTTGCAGACAACGATGACCTTTACACCGATGATGCGGGCGCAGTATCGTATGTCAAAGCAAAGGACACAGGCTTTACGCTAGGACCACAATCAAGTCTTGAAGTGAGTGAAGACGGGCGTGGCATGATGTTGTTCACCTATTACGACTTCTCGTGATGGTGATAACATGGATAACGGTGTATCCCTCAACGACATCCAACGCATGAACAAACAGGGTTGGATGAAGGCTGAATCGTTTGGTGTTGACCTCGCACCCGCTGACGAAGGAATCAAGTGGAAGAACTACTCCGTGAAGAAACAAAACACACGGAACAATCAAATCGCTGACATTCTTGACATTGGTGCAGGGACACGATGCAAATCGTGTGGTATGCTTCACATGTGTTGGTTGCCCAAGTGCGGTGCATGCGGGCTTGACATGGACTACAACCTCGGTAAAGCGGAGGTGAAGCGATGAGTGCATTCAACAAAGCGTGGGCATTGCTCAAAGCATTCCGAATGGCTGATGACGATGAAGCAGATGAAGATGAACTTGACCCAGTTGAGTTCGGTGATTATGGAATGATAGATGACGATTACGCAGATGCACAGGAATCTAATCGCACTTCTTCATGTGAAGGATGCGGAACACGGATTACATTCAATGAAATCGGTGGTTTTGATGATGCAGGACCGCTTTGCGAGCGCTGTTATTATCAAAAGAATTTCAGAAAATCTGAAGGATACGATGGTGAATCTTCCGAAGGTGAATGTGCCATTTGTGGAAAAAGAAACACAGGCGGTACGCCCGATGTCGTTAGACCATCAGGTTCAGGGATGCATGTCTGCACACGCCCAAACATGGAAGACTACTTGCCTGGCGATGGTGAAGGGTATGC